CTAGGAGACTAGGCATCTAACTCAGACCTGTTAGATCTGGTTAGTTGAGACTGAAGTGTCATCGAGCACTTAGTTGATCAGCTTACCGGTTCCCAAGGGCAACTTTGCTGTTTCCGTTGCTTCCTTTGGACCCGGACCTTGTTGGCGTTGGCGAAGACCGAGGGTCTGATGTCACCATCATTCCTTCTCTTCACAATGTCTAAACGATATGGTTCGGCTAGAGGAGACTTACTCCGCACTCATGTTGATGAGGGGATTACTGTCTAAGCTAGCACCATTCATTAACTGACTCTTCATGGGACTGTCGGACCCTTATTGAGGGAGCAACAGCGTAACTATGTTACGTGAAACAATCAGGCACTATGAGAGTTGAACACCTGTCAGAGTGGGGGTAATTCACCCGAATTACTCCCGTCACGACAAAATGCTCCGGCACTAGTTGTGGAAATTTCCCGAAAGGGATGGGTCTCTGGAAAGGGTCATACTGCTCGTAGAAACCTGTAGTAGTAAAACTACGGCCTGCAAGGCCTGCCTACCTACCCGCAAGGGATAAGGAAGGATACCCACAGAGGAAGCTTGCACAATCAAACAATGAATAGAACTGTTAGTTTTCTTCAAAGTGAGAAAGTGCACTCTTTCTTCCGGATCTTCGGCGTAACAACCCGAGGTGAAGGGAGTATCTGGCAATCGGCGTCGAAAGACACGAAGCGATTGGTAGGGCTGTGCATTCGTGCACTTCCTATCATCGTTGGTTCATCTACACTAGGTTTTGTCAAAGCATGCTTTGTTTTCACGCGGCATACAGTGCGTTTGGTTCGACGTCAAGGCTTGAAGGGTACTGCGAAGTACTATAAGTCCTGCACCCTACTTCTTATGAAGTATTGTGGGAATGATAGACTCGTAGCAACCATCAAGTCTGGTCACTGCGTAAGCATTACGCGGACCGGACTTCCTCGCATCATCCCCATACAGCACCGACGACGTATTAGTCAAGGTCATGGTTTGGTAGTGCGCTTTTGGCTCTCACTCTTTAGTATATATCGAGTGTTGAGCTTCAAGGGTACACCGACTATTTCCACGATTATTGCGCCTGGCCCTGTGCTCAGTGCTGAGTTTCTCTCTGACTGGGACTCCTTTTTGGAGGTGTTCTGGTCATTGATTGATTCAGTTACTGGGTACCGGGTGCTGACTTCGTTTTCGCGTGGGTTACCTAAAGTTCTCTCCGTGAGAGCTCCCATGTGGAAGGCGAAGTGGTTGCTGCTGTTAAGGGGTGGTCCGAACAGCACATATTCTACCATCACTGGAGGTCCCTCGTGTTCGGTGGGGAACTTGTTTGTAGATGCGTTAGCTTGGGTCACCCGACCTGAGTTATTTGCACTACTGCAGGAATGGACACGTTTGACCGACAATGACCGGTGGTTGTTGTGGTCTGTTCCTATGAGGGCTGTTCTCGACTCGAAATTCATCCTATGGAACTCTCGTTGGATATCGGAGTTGGTCAACACCATAACTGGTGCGAACCATCCTCTTATTAAACCGCGAAAGGGCCAGAAGATAGGATTTCTTGGGAGATTAGCCTTCTTGGAGGAACCCGGGAAGTGGCGTGTAGTGGCCCTACTGGACTACTATACTCAGATCCTATTCCATCCTGTGCATTTAGAGATCTTTAACAAGATCTTGAAGCGTATTCCCCAAGATGGTACCTTCGATCAACATGCTCCTATAGGTAAACTACAGGAATACATGAAGAAGAAGGGTATCACCCGGGTCTACAGCTTCGATCTATCTGCCGCGACGGATAGACTGCCTATAGTTATCCAGGAACTCGTGCTATCGTACCTCATAGGTAAGCCTCTCGCGCGATTGTGGGTTCGGCTACTAACCGAACGCCTCTACTCATGTCCTCGTAAGGTTGATGGTGTGAAAACCAACAGCCCGAAAGAGGGGGTGAAGTACGCCGTTGGGCAACCTATGGGAGCCTATAGCTCGTGGGCCATGCTAGCACTGACCCATCATGCCATCGTACAATTTGCTGCATGGAAATGCGGCGTACGTACATGGTTTCAGCACTACGCTTTGCTCGGTGATGATGTTGTCATCTGTCACCGTAACATTGCGGAGGCTTACTTAGGCATTATGAAGGTGTTAGGTGTTGAGATTTCGTTCGCGAAGTCTCTCTCATCGGATAACGGATCCTTCGAGTTCGCTAAGCGCTTTATCTTTCGAGGAAAGGACGTGAGTCCCACTACTCTTAAGCATATTGCGGTTGGCTTCTCTGGGATCAAGTTTATCCCTGAGTTGGTGTCTTCAGCGATGAAGGTCATCGACTCAGTGACACTCCCACGGGTGCTTAAGTTCGCTGGACTGGGGTTCAAAGCCCAGTCCGCTGCTTGGATATCCCCAGTAACGATTAGTAAACGTTTTCTGGGTCTGTC